CACGTGGGCTCCTAATACGCGAGTTTGTTGGCGTCCAACTGGCCAAACGTGGCATCGTCCAGGACGAGCCAGTTGTCGATGGAGGCCGGCGTCAACTGGAACGTGAACGACGACCCGCCGATGGCCAGCGGGATGTCACCCGCCAGGTGGCGGATGATGTATTGGGTGACCACCGGGGCGGTGTACCCCGACGGATACTCCACGACCTGCACCTGGTCCCCGATTTCGAGGGACAGGCAGGTGGCCCAGAGGTCGAGGTCGTCGCCCGGCATGATGGTCAGGGAGTCGACCCGCTCGTGCATGTCCTTGGTCCGGGACAGGCGCCAGTCCAGGGCGTCCTGGACTTGGTTGTCGTCCGCCACCAGGAAGGAGATGGGCGACGCCGAACGGGGGCCGTAGGTGCCCTGGGACTGGGTGTCGGTGGACGTCATGACGGAGCCACCGGCCCGGCTCCCCGTGTAGTCGTTGAAGATTTCGGTGTCCTCGGGCTGGAGCTCCGTGTACCGAAAGGCCGTGGGATAGGAGCCCGTGTCCAGGGAGCGGTCGTCCGCGAAGATGGCCCGAACGGTCGTGTTCGTGAGGGCGGCGTGCCGCTCGATGAAGGTGGCCGTTCCGTCGGCCGCCATGAACCCGGCGCCGTCCTCGTTGGAGATGACGGCCAGGAGATGCTGGAGGGCCTTGTCGGACGAATCGGCGTCGTTGGTGTAGGCGTCCAGCGTGGCGTTGCCGGTGTCGATGTCCCGCCGGCCTGCGGGCCAGCCGATGTCATCGAGCACCCGGCCGAAGCGGGCGCCCGTGGCCTCCGAGGGGTAGGAAACGGCCTTGATGCCGGCCAGGGCGAACAGGCCGAAGGCGTCCACGCACTCCACCGTCCGCTGGGTCCAGACGCCGCCCACCTTCTGGGTGCGGGGGATGCGGTCGATGAAGTGCTGGAACAGGGGGTAGACCGTCGTGGTGACGCCGTCGTCCACTTCGATGACGCCCCTGGTGGGCTTGGCCGTGAGGGTCTGGACGTAGGACGCGAAGCGGCTGTCCGGGTTGTTGATGTCCAGGTCTGAGTCGGGGTCCGACACGACGACCTCCGACGTGCCGGGCTCGAACTGCCCGTATTCGTTCGGGGCGCCGCGCGTGTATTTCACACTCTGGACGCCCGGGAAGGGGTCGAACCCGTCGCCCAGGCTCCCGATGTAGGGGTCCTGGAACGGAAGGTCCGTCGGGGACATGCGCCACTTGAGGGTTACGCCGCTCATGCCGCACCGAACGAGACGTTGACGCCGCGGCGCCCGGCCCGGGTGAGCTCCTTGCGGGCGATGCGGCCCAGGACCTCACCGTCGACCATGAGCACCAGGTCCCCGTCGGGCGCGTTGCCGCCGTCCATCATCCGCCGGGTGTCGGCCGCGGTGTGGACCGTCGACCCGCCGGGGATGTTGACGAGCTCCGCCCCGTGTTCGCCCACGACCGCCAGGCCGCCGCCGAAGTTGCGGGCGCCCTTGGCCAGGTGGGGGATATGCGAGTCGAAGCCGAACGACTTTTTGCCCACGCCCGGGATATGGGTGTCGATGGAGACGTGGAACGAAAGGGCGGAGTTGATGCGGTCGATGAGGGCGTTGATGGCGCTTTTTATGATGGAGACGAGCTTGCCGCCGATGCCCGAGAGGCCCGAGACGATGCCGCCGGCCAGGTGGGAGGCCACGTTCCGGCCCCAGCCCACGATGGCCCCGGCGTACTGGGCGATGACGGCGCCGATGTTGTTGACCGCGCCCCACGCCCTGCCGCCGATGCCGTCGAGGCCCCCGACCACGCCGCTGGCCACGCGGGAGCCGATGCCCTTGCCCCAGTTGCCCACGCCCACGACGTGCTGGGCGATGACCGCCCCGATGTTGTCGATGACGGCCCACGCCTTGCCGCCCAGGCCGGCCAGGCCGCCGACGATGCCGGACGCGATGTTCGTGGCCACCGTCTTGGCCGCCTTCCAGAGGGCGCCGCCGATGGCGCCCATGACGGCGATGCGGTCCCGCATCCCGTCGAGGGCGTGGCCCACGGCCTCCTTGAGGGCGTTCCAGGCACCGCTCCAGTCGCCCCGGAGCAGGGCAGCAAACACCTTCATGATGGACGTGGCCGTCTTGAGCGTGTCCTCGATGGTCTTGCCGATGCCCTTGACGATGGGCCCGATGGTGCCCCAGTTCTTCCGGATGAACTCGTACAGGGCGTCCGCCAGGTCGTAGAACTCCACCAGGGTGGGCTTGACGTCGGCCCAGAAGCGGGAGATGGCCTTTTGTATTTCGGGCCAGTGGTCCCGGGTCCAGGAAATGAACCGCGAGACGATGGGGATGGCCTTGGCCACGAGCTCACCCAGCCAGTTGTTGAGGGACTCGCGGGCGATGGAGATTTGGCCGGGCAGGGTCTTGCCGACGGCCTCGGCGCTCCCGTCGAACTCCTTGTGGAGCTCGTGCAGGATGAGCTTTTGGGCCTCCAGATGGTGGCCGCTGGACTCCAGGGCCTTTATCTGTTCCTTCTGGGCGGCGGTGAACGAGACGCCCACGCGCTGGAGGGCCGTCACGCCCTTGATGGGGTCGTTGAGGGCCTTGCCCAACTGAATCGCGGACGACTTGGTGTCCTGGCCCAGGGCCACGGACATGTCCAGCATCGTCCCGGTGGCCTGGTCGAAGATGTCGTTGCCCTTCCCGACCTCGTTGCGGATGCCGGTGAAGGTCAGGAGGAGGTTCTCCCCCGACTGAATGGCCTCATCGTCCACGCCCGACTTCTTCAACAGGGAGCCGGCCAGGTCGGAGACGTGCTTGGACGAGACGTTGGCGATGCCGCCCGTGGACTTGAGCACGGCGTTGGTCTGGGCCCCGACCTTGGCGCCCTGCTGGTACTCGTCCCAGCCGGTTTTCGCGGCCCAGGCCAGGCCGACGCCGGCCGCTGTCCCCAGGCCCAGGGCGGCCGTCTTGGCCACCTTGGCCACCTTGCCCAGGGAGGACGAGCCCTTCTTCCCCACGTTGTCGAGGTCCCGCGCGGCCTTGGCCGTGTCGGCGGACACCTTGATGAGGAGGTCGGCGATTGTGCTCAAGCGTTGTGCTCCTGTCTCGCGGCGAACGCGCGGAGTACCTCAAGCTGCTGGGCGGGCGTCTGCCGCCGGCGCGTCCAGCGCGGGAGGAAGTCGGCCAGCCGAAACTTGGTCTTGCCGGTGCTCAGGGCGGACGCGATGGTGTGGGAGATGAGGGCCTGGTGGACGTCGCCCCGCTCGGGGCCCAGTGGCCCGAACTCCCGCTCGTATGCCTTCCATTCGGAAAGCTCGTGCGAGGACGTCCGGGCCAGGAGCTCCCCGACCGTCATGCCCAGGTGGGCGGCTAGTCGGAAGTAGAACCGCCGCTCGGGGCGTCGCCGAAACCCTCGGCCAACTCCTCGATGTCGTCCTCGGAGAGGCCCGACAGGCGGCGGGCCGCGTCGAACACGCGGTCCAGGGCGGCCGCGGACTTCTCGCCCAGGGCCTCGGCGTCGTCGTCCGAGAACAGGCGCCCGCCGTCCTCGTCCACGACGGACAGGGAGACGAGCTTGGCCCGGACGTTCTTGACGTTGAGGGTCCGCGAACCGTCCGCCTTGACCTGGACGATATGGGCCTCGTAGGCGTCGCGTTCGGCGCCGCTCAGGCTCCGCACGCGGACCTCCCCGCCCCACTCCGGGACGGGGACGTCCTCTGTCTTGCGGTCCTCGGCTCCGAGGATCGCGTCACGCGAAAGAAGGGACACGTGGGTTGTCCTTTCGGTTTACGGGGTGATGGTGACCGCGCCGTCGACCTTGATGGAGACGGTGGCGGCCAGCTTGTCGTCGTAGGGGGCGTCTGCCTTGATGCCCGAAATGAAGCCCGAGAACGACACGGTGGCCGCGCCGGTGTCGGTCAGGGTGATGCGGTGATTCCGGGTGGCCCCCAGGGCGCTCCAGATGGCGCCGTGGAGCGACGGGTCGTAGTTGATGTCCATGGAAAGCTCCCCGCCGTCCTTCATCCCGGCGACGAACTCGCGCCACTCGCCGGCGCTGTCGTGGGATGAGACGTCGATGGAGTCCACCGAAACGTCCAGGACGGAGATGCTGGTGACCTCGGCCACGGCCACGTAAGTGGACGCGCCGTCGTGCATCGCCCACTCCGTGCCGAAGGCGTCGACTCCTGCCATGCTCTATTCCTCCTCGTTCTGTTCGTCGTTCTCCGTGGGCTCGGGCTCGTCCAC